GACACGCTCGGGATCGAAGAGAACGTCTTGAGCGTACCCCGCACGATGCTGTGCTGGGTTGCTGAGAGTTGTGACATGGTGTGTGCTCCTTGAAATCAGGGGTGAGAATCAGACGGCGCGGGTTTCGAGCGAGCCCAAGCACCACGGATGCATGACGCCGAAGCCGAGCATGGCGAACGTGTACACGAGGTAGCCCATTCGCTCGGGAACGTGGAGAACGCGCTGGGTCGGCGCACGGAACTCGACCATGCCGACGCCGTAGTGCTCGTTGCCCGCGTTGGCGACGAACAGCACCGCCGGCGAGCCGTCGGACGCTTGCGGCAGGAAGTTGCCTTGGTACTTGGTCGGGCCGCTGGTGATGTTGGTGGTCGGCCAGGGACCGCCGCTGGTGATCGAGCCGGTCGAGTCCAAGGTGATGACGCCGCCAAACCGGAACCCCTCGAAGGTGTTCAACTGGCGGGTCTGGAGTTGGTTCATCGTGCCGACGTAATCCGCCGAGTACAGATTCACGCCGCCGTTCTGGAGAACCGTGCGGATGTGCGGGGTGCAGTAGAAGGTGAAGGAGTTGCCATCGAGGTTCTTCTCGATGAGCGTCTGGTACATCGTGCGGAAGTCCGACGTCAGGTTGTCAAACCCGCCGCTGGTCGCCGGATACGCCGCCGCGACGTTGGTGACGTGCGTGGTGTTGCCGGAGCCGCCGTTGCGGTAGACGCGGGTGCCGCCCATGTGGACGTTGAGGCCGGTGTTGGTGTGGGTGAGAGCCGACTGGCGAGCGCCCAACAGGCCGGTGCGCAGCGCCCGCTGGTCAAGAAGGCGATCCATCGCGGCGGCGTGCTTGGGGCCAAGTCGCCCAAGGATCTGCGCGTGGTCCTTCTCCATGTCCTCTTCGGACACCCACGCATGCGCGACCAGCACGCGGTCGGTCGTGAGCGTGCCTTCCGCTCGGCCATACGCCTGCCCGAGCAGGTCGTTGCCGGGTTCGTATTCCTCGGGGGCCGGGGTATCCGCGTCCATGAGGAACTGGAAGGACTTGCCCGCGTTGGGCGTGGTCCGGTAGATCGTCGGGTTGTTCAGGAAGAACGTCGATGCCCGGGGCGCTTCCACGTAGGAGCCCAAGTACATCTTGAGAAGCAAGTTCTCGGTGTCGGAGCCGGTCGGCCCCGTGTTGTATCGAATCGGTGCAACTGCCATGAGTGACCTCTGCCGCTATGGGCGATGGGTGCTGGTGTTGGGAACACTGCATCCGCAACGCGGTGTCCAATGGCAGACTCGGCCCGCGTATGCGGGGTGTCGGCTCGGCCTTCGGGCGCTTGCTAGACGTGAATCGCTCACGAGACGACGGGCGACGTGTCGGCGTCGGTTCTCGCGTGCTCAATCAAAATCAGCACGCCCCGTTAGGAGCGTGATGACGGACTCGATCAGGGACGGCTTTTGACCTATTGGGCGGGCGTCTGATCGGTTGTCTTCTTGGATAACGTGGTCTTCTCGCTGGCCTTCGCCAGTTGTTCTTTGAGACGCTGAATCTCAGCGTCCTTGTCGGCGAGTTTGGCATTGACGATGGACGACGCCTTGCCGATCGCGTACTTCTGCGCGGCGGTCAGTGGCTTCTCGGCCTTGTGGGCCTGTCCGATTGCCGCCCGCAGCGCCGTCTCCCCATCGGGGCCGGTGGCGCTCGCGTAGGACTCGCCGGTGGGGTTGTCCACGATGATGACTTCGTGAACCGCCGGCTCGTCGAGGATCGGGTTGTTCATGCTGTCGCGAAGGTACTCCCACTTTCGTTCGGGATGGCGCTGAAAGGTCGCGCCGATCATGCCGAACTTCGGGGACGCATCCAGTTTTGCGAGTTCTTGTGCGCAGTCTGTGGGGATTTGCATTGCTGTTCCTGTTTACTGTTCGCCGTCAAATCGCTTGCGGCCCAATGCCTGCAAGTCTTCGATCGCGACGTCCGCATACACGCCGGCACCCTCGGTCTTGGCCCGGCGGTTGATCGCCTTGACGTCGTCGAGCTTGGTCACGCGCCCGGACGTCGGGGTGGTGCCGCCGGTGACGAGTGGACGAGATCCGCCGCTGCCGGTTTCCGACCGGTAACGACGGTCGAGGTCCGCCAGGGTCGTCTCGATGGTGGTCGGGTTGTTGCTCTGGAGAAGCGCGTCGTAGTGCTTGATCTCGGCGGGCTTCATGGAAGTCTTGAAGTGCGTGAACATCACCTTGATCGCTTCGGTGCCGCCGAACTTGCCGAAGATCTGGTTCTTTGTCATGGAGACGAGTTGCCGCTTGGCAATCTCGCCCTCGATGAGACGATCCGCCTTCTTGCGCGGGTATCCGGCCTGCTGGAGGAGTGCATATGTCTCGCTGGACAGGGAGCCGTTCTGCTCGATCTCCTGCGCGATGGCGTCTTCGCTGAGGCCCACGCGGGCGAGGTCATCGCTGATATCGCCGTCGTCGCCGGCGGAGGCCGAGATGCTGATCGAGTTGTTCGTCGGTGTCTTGGCGATCGACATTGTGCCGGATGCCGGCGCGTCGGCCGTCTTCTTGTGAAGCCCGGCGGACAGCACCGACTGGCGGGCCTTGTACACCTGCTCGGCCGTCTTGTCGTCCAGCGTTTCAAACCCTTCAAAGGCCGGGATGCCCTTGGTTTGAAGTTCTGCGTTTGCCGCGTTCAACGCCGTGCGATCGGCGTACTTGCCCGCCAAAAGCGGGGTTCCTTCGTCTGCCATTGCTGTTCTCCGTTAGGCCGGTGGCGCACCGGCTTGCTGCGTGGCGATGGTGGCCGCAGCGTCCACGACCGAGTTGGCGGTGGACTCTGCCACGCGCGTCTGCATCTCGGAGTTCTGTTCCGCCTGCATCTGCTCTCTGCTCTTGACCATGCCGGGGATCGACACGCCGCGATAGCGCAACACAGTGTCGAACACCACGCCCATGTCGATCCGCTTGAGGACTTCCGGCCCGAGCGCCCCGGCCACCTGCACGGTGTCGAGGATCGTCTGGGACTGCCGGAACCGCGCGAGCGCCGCGAGGCCCGTCAGCGTGCCGACGCGATAAAGCGACGACGGCACCGGGGTCGCGTACTTCTTCTTTGTCAGAAGGTGCATGCCGATCCGCACGAGAGGGTTCTGGAGTTGGTCGGCAACGCTCGCGTAGAACCCGCCGAACGTCCCCTCGTTGTCTTTGATGACCGTCTCGGCCACTTCGTAGGCCGTCGTGCGTTCGCTTTGGCGAACCTGCCCGGCCTGCAACATGAACGCCGCCGACAGTTCCGCCCGAAGCGACGCCAGCACTTCGCGGACGATGCCGAAGTCCTGGCCCTTCTGCGTCTGGAACGTGCCGATCTTGTCGGCCACGCCGCCGCGAACAGAGTCCCGCAGGACCGTGCCCGATCGCTGTTGGAGGTCACGCGGGGTCAGCGACGAAAGCGGGTCGAGGATCGGGTGCATCTTGCTCGCCTGCGCGGCAAAGTCGAGCATCCGTTCGTGCAACTCGGCGGCCGAGCGAAGGTCGCCCAGGGCAACCAACTCGAAGTATCCGCGCCCCTCGTGCTCGCCGATCGGCAACTTGTAGTACGGGACCACGTAGGGGCACACCGCCTCCGTGCTTTCGGCAATCTTCTGGCCGCAGCATTCCTGCCGGATCTTCCAGTTCTTGGCGGCGTGATCCCACAGGACGCGCGTGTAGAGTTCTTCGGTGTCCGATTCGTCGTCTTCGTTGGGGTCGTTCAACTCGCACATCTGCCGCTGCTCGGGAGAGAGCGACCCGGGATGGATCATCTCGCGGATGATGAGTTCAAGCAGCCGGCCGCGCTGGTCGCGCTGGACAACGTATTGATCTCGGCGGAAAACTGTGGTGTCAAAGTCGTCGTTGACCTTGAAGCAGGAAGACCCGGTGATAAGAAGGCTTCCGATTACCTGCCGCATGGACGTCAGGAAACCCATCGGGTCCCGGCCGTCGCTGTCGCCACCCTGCATGTACAGCGACTGGATCATGACGGCGCGAATGAAGAGTTGTTCTTGGAGTTGGAGGACCTTCTCGGGGTCTGCGCCGCCGTAGATGACTTCGGGGGCCGGCTCCATCACAAGCCACGGGACGCCGAGCGGGAAGATGCCCAGCAACATGCGTCCCTCAAGACTGACCGAGCCGCGACCGCCGATCGACTGGTAGGTCGTCGGCATGTCCGAGTCTGGGTTCTGGTCCTTGGGCGGCAGGACCGTCGGGTCCGTGTGCATCGCCGCGTCACGAGCACGCATGAGCGACTGCTGGCGGTTGGAATCAAGTTCATTCCATCGCTTGGCAATCGGCCCGGGCGTGTGTTGACTCATTCAGGTTCCCGCTTGTCCGCCTGCTTTGCCAGCCGACAATCGAGGATGGATCGAACGTCGCGGGCCACCGAATTGCGGGCGGCCCGCCAGAGCAATTCGTTCTTGTCCCCGTCGATGTCCTTGGGACTTTCGACGGCTACTGGCGGGCACGTCTGCGCCAGCGCCGCCGCGAGCGCGATGAGCGCTTCAAGCGGAAGGTCTTGCAGTGGGTTTGGTGTCATGGATTCAGGAAACGGGGTGTGAACCACCCCGATCCGCCGCAGAACAAGGGATGCGGCCGGGGGCGGTTACTCGCCGCGACTCGCCCCTACGCGGGGGTATGGAGACTTGGAAACTTGTGTTTTTTCATGGCCCGCAACAGCCCGGCGGGCGTGCGAGGCCGTCGCCTGAAATGGACCCCGGCAACCGCAAGGGCCTCAACGGCGAGCCGAACGCAACAGACCTCTGGACGGACGCGGACACCGGCAAATCCGGCCAGCCGCATCCAGATTCCAAGCCGGACGGGCGATCGCGGGAGCCCCAAGAGGAATCGCTCCACCGCCAGATCCGACCCAAAGCCCGGCTGAATGCGGTCCAAAACCCTGCCCAGAACATACGGCCTTCCCCATGTGTAGGGGATAACCATTGTCCCTTTGCGGGTCAGAATGACGTGGTATTCGGTGTCCCCCACTACTACAGCGCAGTGGTCGGCGTCGCCCCGTCCAAGCATCCGCGACGCCCACGAGAGCCCTCGCGGGCAAAACCCGATCGGACGCGAACTGAAGAACGCGATGTGCATTCCGAGCCTCCCGGCGTGGGATGACTGCGGATAACCATTACACCCACCGGACGTTGTTAGTGTTCGCTAACTGGCCGCCATGTGGCCACTAGTTGAAGAAGTTGGGATTCTCCAAGATGCCCCCGACGTCGAGGTTTCCCCCCTCGGGGATCTCTGGCAACTTGACGCCGAACCGGAGCATCCACTCTTCCCGAAGCATTTCCAGCCGGTTGACCTGATGGAGTTTGATGAACTCCTCGCGGGCAACCTGCGCGACCATCGGCCGATTCCAAGGGCGGGTGTCGAACTCGTCGTGAACAGCAAAGAACGCGCCGCCCCGGCCGATCACCGCTCGGCCCGTCCGCTTGGCGTGGGCCATGTCGATGCTGTGGATGAAGTTTGGGGCCGACGAACTACGGTGGCGCTTGGTGTCCAATGGACCATCGCCCGTCGCAATCCTCAGCACGCCAACGATGGTGTCGATCTGGACAAGTTTGTGGTAGGGCTGCACCACCGGCAGACCCGTCGGGGCCGTCCACGCCACCTCAAACCCGGCCTTGGCGACCCGGTGCGCCCCCTTCTGGATGTAGGCCATCGCCGCGTCCACCCGGGGGCAGGCCCCACCCATTGCCCGCATCGTCATCTGGGAAAGCACGATCGACGCTTTGTAGGCCGCCCGCTTCTGCTCCCACGTCGCCGTCCGCCGGCCGCCGTAGAGACAGTCAAGCAGGACGTCCTCTTGCTGCTCGCGAGC